TCAATGGGTATTTGATGAAATGGAGCCAGTTGAAAAAAATTATACTAAATTTAAGTATCAATTAAAAAGTGAACCAATGCCACATACAATTCGTGACGTATCATAACCAGTTGAATAAGTGTCACAAGGAGGTTGCTATGCAGCCTCTTTTTTTGTATAATAGAGGTATCAACATTTTTTATCATGGCAACTCATGCTTCCAGAGATACCACCACTGGAAACAAAAAAGAACTTGAACTTGAAGTTTTCCTAAGTGAAAATTATAGTGGTAATGTTTATCCACAAGCAGTTGTTGGAAAACAATTTACGACTAATAAAGACCATATTGTTGACATCTTAATTGGTGGCGATGCCTACAGGAAAACAAAGAAAGCAAAAAGGTGGACATCAAAACACAAAGGTGGCAAACTCGTAAGTCTTAAGAGACAAGGCGTTGGTGGAACAGCGGAAGAAAAAATTGACTTTGAATGTAATAAGTTACAAGACGCTATTGACAAGTATGGTTATGAGTGTGGTATCATAGTATTATGTGGACATGGTGGTTGGACATTGAAAGAATATTTTCTTAGTGATAATTTTAAACATAGTGACTCGCCTGACGTTACTATCATAACAGAAGAAACTTTTAGAGGACAGTACAAATGATTTCATCAGCACTTGCAGCACTAACATCAACAACTGGAAACAAAACTGATTGTTGGAACACACCGCCAGATTTTGTAGGCGATGTAATTAAATTCTTTGGTACGATTGACCTCGACCCTTGTTCTAATGATGAGGACGACCCTAACGTGCCTGCGACTAAGGTATATACAGAGGAAACAAATGGACTAGCACATAAATGGATTGCTGATAGAGTTTTTATGAACCACCCATATAGTGATAGTAAGACATGGGTGCCTTATGCTGTATCACAATATGAATTGGGATATGCTAAAGAGTTAATACTGTTAATTAAATTAGACGTATCAACAAGATGGTGGAAGTCAGTTTCACAGTATCCTTGGCTTGCCGTTAACAAGAGACTTAAGTTTGGCGATGGTAGAGGTGCTGCACCATTTCAATCAGCAGTTGTATATCTTGGCGAAGATTTAGATAGATTCAATGATGTATTTGGTAAATATGGAACTCTATATGTACCACATAGAAATCTGTCACACAACATGGAGACAAACCTATCAAAACTATTATAATGAATATATCAACTAAAATACTATGCAACTAAGACCACATCAACTTGACGCTGTAAACGCCATGTCTGACAATACCAAAGGACAAGTTATTGTTCCCACTGGTGGTGGTAAAACTATGTGTATGATTGAAGATGCTAAGAAAAGATTTTCTCAAGATAGTTTGCCAAGAACTATTGTTGTAGTTGCTCCTCGTATTTTACTTGCAAATCAACTATCAGCAGAGTTTCTTGAGCATATTACTGATGTTGATGTCGCTCATGTTCATAGTGGAGAGACACATCACTTCAGTACAACTAAAACTGATGTGCTTGAAAACTGGTATCATAATAGTGTCAAAAATATCTTAATCTTTACAACATATCATTCATTACATAAAATACAAGAGTCACTTGATATTGAAGTTGATACTATCTATTTTGATGAGGCACATAATTCAGTTCAGAAAAACTTTTTCCCTGCTACTGAACACTTCTCTCATCTTGCTAAAAGATGTTACTTCTTTACTGCTACACCAAAGCATAGTCGCTCTCCTGTCAAGGCGGGTATGAACTGGCCAGAGTATGGTCAAGTGATATGTCAAGTGCCTGCTCCTAAGTTAGTTAAAGAAGGTTACATACTACCACCTAAAGTTGAAGTTTATCAATCAAGAATACTACATAAAGATGAGTTAGTTGCTGATCGTGATTGCGAACAGATGATTGACTCGATTGATAATCTATGTAAGAATAAGGTATTGATATGCGCTAAGTCAACTAAACAAATCATTGCTCTATTATCTCAAACAGATTTCATTGAAGAGTTAGCAGATCGTGGTTATTCATGGTTGACTATCACATCTAAAACTGGCGCCATTGTAGATGGCGAGAAGGTTGATAGAGAAGAGTTCTTTAATACTCTTAATGCTTGGGGTAGAGATACAACTAAAAAGTTTGTAGTTCTACATCATAGTATTCTATCTGAGGGTATCAATGTCAATGGATTGGAAGCAGTTCTATTTCTAAGAAGTATGGACTACATAGGTATAAGTCAAACTATCGGACGTGTAATACGTCTAGGCGACGCCACAAAGACGTTTGGTTTAGTTTGCATACCTGTCTATAGCAAAGTAGGAATTAGCACTGCTCGCAAAGTTGAAGCGGTTGTTGATACTGTATTCAACAAAGGCGAACCAGCAATCTCTATTGTAAATAATTAATTAAATGAATTTATTAGTTGCTGGTCGAGTAGCTGGTTCTTGCTTGATTATTGTTGCATATTTTGTTATACTACATATATCAACACTCTATGGTGCAATTATTCACGTTATTGCTGATGTTATTTGTATGCCCTTTTATATCAAACATAAACAATATGATGTTGTAATTATGTTATGTTTTCTAGCGACAATAGCAATTAGTAAAATTACTATCTTATTACAATGAAAGATCAAGCCTCAGTTGGGGAAGAATCACCAGCTATCAAATATGATAGAGCATTATCTCTATTCACAGAGTCAGTATTAAAACCTGACCACGATTTGCGTGGTTGTGCTCATAATCAAGGTTGTTATGAACAACTTATGGAAATAAGACAACACGTTTTAGATTATCTTAAACCTTTAAAAGAAGTTACACATCATACAAAGGCTGATGAGAGTGATGAGATAGAAACTGAGAAATTACTTGAAACTAAAAGAGTTTATACTGAAAAGGAGTATTGGGAAGGCAAAGTGCCTGATGACCAGTTTGAAAACTATCTTAACAAATATGGTTACGAATATACACCAACTGTGACAGTTGATAAACCTACACACAGGGCTCGCCATTCTGACTTAGATGCTCTATAATAATAATGGGAAACAAAACAGGCATACTGCATAGTTGAAGTAGTTGTAAGTCCTTGTTTTTGTTTCTCGCATCCTATTATACATAATCATGGACAAAACCAAAGAAGAGTGTATTACACTAATTGAAAACTACTACTGTCAAAGATTAACTGAACTTGTAGATTTAAAGATGTATGATGAAGCACACGCTATCTTTGAGGAATTTTCCCTTGGCGATGATGAATCATATCAATGGTTTTTTATTAAAATATTGGAAGATACAACAAACGAATGAAAACTGCATTGATTACTGGTGGTGCTGGATTTATAGCACATCACTTGATTGCTCGTATTCTAACTCAAACAGATTGGAATATAGTTACACTTGATAGACTTGATTATAGTGGTAATCTCAATCGTCTCAATGATATACTACAATATGAATGTACACCTAATGAGAGAAAAAGAGTTAAGGTAGTTTGGCATGATTTGAAAGCAGAATTAAATCCACTCGTAAGGCGAGAGATTGGTAAGGTAGATTATATTTTACATCTTGCTGCTGGCTCTCATGTAGATAGAAGTATTGATTATCCAATGGAATTTGTAATGGATAATGTAGTGGGAACTTGTAATATATTAGACTTTGCTAGGTCACTCGACCACTTAGAAAGATTCCTATATTTTAGTACTGATGAAGTATTTGGGCCAGCTCCTGATGGTATCAAGTATCAAGAGAATGATAGATATAATTCTACAAATCCATATAGTGCTACCAAAGCAGGCGGAGAAGAGTTAGCAGTTGCCTACGAAAATACATATCAACTACCAGTTTATATAACTCATACTATGAATGTATTTGGCGAGAGACAACACCCAGAAAAGTATATTCCAATGTGTATTCGTAGAATACGAGACGGCGAGAAAGTCACTATCCATAGTGACAGCACGAGAACTGTGCCTGGCTCGAGACACTATATACACGCTGATGATGTTGCGAGTGCTGTATTGTTTCTAATCAATTACAAAGGTAAATTTGAGAAGGCATGGGGCAACGCCAAATGCCCTAAGTTTAATATTGTAGGTGCTGAAGAGTTAGATAATCTAAAACTTGCCCAGATAATTGCTCAAGCACAAGATAAGAAATTGAACTATGAAATGGTTGACTTTCATTCATCAAGACCTGGCCATGACTTACGTTATGCCCTTGATGGTAACAAGATGAAAGAGTTGGGGTGGGCGCCAGATACTACAGTTGTTGAGCGCCTACGAGACGTAACCGCATGGACACTACAAAATGACCGCTGGTTATAATCCACAAGTCAACGATTATGTAGTATGGAAAACTGCTATGGGGCAGATACATCAAGGTTGGGTATATTTTGTTGCTAGTGAAGCAGAGCATAAAAGAGG